TGAAGAATTATCTAAGTGCCTATGGTCTATCATGAAAATAATATATTTTGGCTTTCTTAATTGCATATCTTTAACCCATTCTTTCCAATAGATTGCTTCTCCTCCTAAATCAGCACTCTTAATGGTATTTGTTTGGCCATCAATTTTTATTGACTTTCTTGATGCTCTATGTAGCCCAACCGTTCTTTCGTTTATTTGTTGAACTTCTCCTCTCGTAGTAAGTTGATGAGCCAAAGTAGTTTTGCCAACCATTGTCGCCCCATAGACTCCGAAGTTAATTGCGTGTAGTTTTTTGTAAACAGAGAAGACCGCTTCTGTTATTACAACGGCAAAGCCTGTTAGTAGCGACACCCTAATGCCCCCAAAAGGACTTTACAGACTCAATCAACCAACCCATGATATTTAAATCAAATACTCCCATGATGTTACCAATCAATAAAGCCGACAATGTAGCACAACTGCCCCAAAACCATGCTCTCATTTTCAAAAAGAAAATGTCAGCAGAATGCGCTCTGCTTTGGTTATACATGAAGTCAGTATCGGTCATACCTAGTATGTCGCCTAGCATTCATAACCCTCATTGTAGCCCAATCAAAAATTCATTTCCAACTGAATTGGAATCTTCTTGACTTAGCATTTGAGGTTGTTGGAATGGAGAAGAACCGAAGTTGTTAGAGTATTGCTTTGCGCTTTCTACTAATTTAGTTCGCTGTTCAGCATCTCTAGCCTTTCTAGCCCAATATGCTGAAATCTTTCTATCAAGAAGCCATAGTTCAATTTTATCATTGAGAGCCAAATCAAAGACGGCTTTCATGACCATAATAGAACCAATTGTTCCTAGCCCAAAGAGAACAGAATGCGTCATCGGCCCATAAGGAAATCCTGTTCCGTATTGAGCATAAAAGAATACATTCGCTCCGCTAAGTGTTCCAACAAAAAGAATAGTCATAACTAGTCTAGTATCGTGATTCAATGCCGCCATAATAACGCCTCAAGCAAACTCAATAGAGACTGCTGAATCTCCACCTGCCGCAACTTCTTCAAAGTAAATTCCATTGTCGCAAATAACACCATGCATATCAAACTCAATTGTTTGACTTGCGGCAATATTTAGCCTAGCAATTTCTTTTCCACTTGATGAAGTGCCATCGTAGATTTTAATTGTAACGGGTGTAGTTCCGCCAACTTCACAAGCATGAACACTAACCAATAATGCTCTACCCTTTGTGACAACTGCACTCGCAGTCAATACTCCACTTGTTCTACAACCACCAGCAAACCCCATACTAAGTTCCCCTGTTTATGTCCTTATGTGTTCACCTATTTAATTCAATTCCAAAATCTATGGCTGAAAGATTACTCTTTCTTTGCCTTAGACTTCTTAGCAGGTGTTGCTTTAGGAACAGAAATTGGCTTAGACTTCTTTGGAATGAATAAAGCAATCGCATCCTTTGGGGAAAGAATTTCTTCTTCCACTTGTCTGTTAATTAAAGCAATGCGAGCCTCGTTCAATCCCTTGAAGAATGCTTCATCTTCTGCGGTGAAGGAGAAAAGAAGGTCGTTATGACTCAAAGCAGAAATAGCCCAATCATTAGGAACTTCTACTCTTTCCCCCTTCACCACAGAAACTTCTGTAAAGCGAATATTGCACTTGAATCTTCTTAATGGTGATGATTCAGAGATTTCCATGTAAGCCAAAAAAATCCCTCAAACCAAACCGTCGCCAATAGCCATCCAATATCCGTCTAAATCAGGGTCAGTAACAATCGTAACATTCCCGCTAGAAAGAGGGAAAGTTTCATTGATTTGAGCCGTTAGAGGTAGGCTACTACCGATAGGAATGAAGAAATCTACTGTTTTTAGACCAGTAGCAACTTCTCCGCCAGTATCACTTACGCCATTGGTGAAACTTCCAAAGACAATTCGCTTATTACCAAACACGGTGTTTGAAGTAACTGTATATGAAAAAGCCACTTAAATCACCTCATTGAAGGTTCGTAATCTTGCCTTGACCCTTAAAGAATGAACAACCGACTTCACCAATGGTTCGGTAAAGTCCAGTATTACCTAGACGACCAACACCGAATGGGTTTCCGTTGGTAATACCATCCTCAAGATATTGAGTTGGCTTCATGACTGAAAGCCACAAATGGTCAGTATCAAGGAACAACATATCGGAAATACCAGTAACAGATGAATGTGTGGTTGAAGCCATGTCTTTGACTGGAATCAAAGGAATATCGTAGTAAGTTGAAACACGGAATCCAACTTCTTGACCCTTTACACCACGAACACCGTTCACAGTTGGAACAATTTCTTTTCTATCCATAAATCGCTCTTGTGCTTGAAGAAGGTCAGCCAATGCTTGAATAGTATCGTAACCAGTCAAAATAACCTTTGGTGAACCGCCTTCAATTCTCAAATCACGAATCATTGCGTTAAGACGAGTAAGTGTAAGACTTCGCACATCTGCCGCAACATATCCGTCACCGTAATCAACAGTAGCATCAAGGAAAGAAGCACTTGTTCTGTTTGAGCCGTAAATGTTGTTAATCAAATCGCCTTGTGCTTCGGAGTAAAGGTTGTCTGTATCAGCAATGTCAATTTCTGCGGTGGAAGTAACAACTTTGTAAAGTGAAGTGTAGTTATCTTCTAGAGTAGACAAAGCGGTAGGTTCACCGTAGAATTCCAAAGGCATAACCAACATCTTGTTTTGCATTTCAGCGTGATGCTTACCCATGTCTTCTCTCATTTGCGCTCTAATGTCACCAATACCATCATCAATTTTTGCCATTTCCAAAGCAATTTCGCTGAACTCAAATTGATGAGCAACAGTCTTTGGAGAAAGGTATAGTTGAGCATATGTTGGTGCAATGGCTTGAAGACCACCGCTACCAATGCTTTGATTTTCTGGCACACCACCAATCAAATCAGCCGAAGTTGCGGAAGCACCAATAGCACCCGATGTTCCAACTGAAAGTTGTGCGCTTGAACCACCAGCAGGTCGCTCACTTAGAACTCTCCAACCGCTTGAAGTGTATGGTCGCTTTGAGATAACTGAAAGTGCGTTGCATTCTCGGTTCAACATTGACCAAACTTTTTGGCCATAAACTTGATTGTAAAGGTTAGCCAAATAACCTGTTGGTGCGGTTTGCGCTCCATCGTGGGGAGTATGTAGCCCACTTAGTCCGCCAGCCGCTTTCAACAAATCGTTTCCAGCATATCCTGCCATGTTCAGTCCGTAACTTTGTGCTTCTAAATCTGCAATTGTGTTAATGTATCCCATAATATCACCTCAATAATTTCCTCCAACCAAGCGGTGAACATCAGCCCAATCCATTGAGGCAATGTCATCCATTGATGGAATGTTTGCACGAACTGCTTCTTGAGCCTTTACAATGGCATCTTTTTCAGCAGTCAAAGATTTGCGGAGTTCACTAAATTCTTCTTTAAGAGAAGCAATTTCAGTTGCCGCATCATAGTTTTGCTTTGCGAGCATATCTTCTCGGCTTGAAAGTTCTTTTTCAAAGCGAGCCTCAAAAGACTTCTGCAATTGTGAGAAAGCCAACTTCTCAAGTTGTTCTGCTCGGAAAGCCTCGTAAGCCTTCTCAATGTTTCCATTTGTAAGGTTAAGAGTTGAAACTTCATCGTTGTTAAAAGCCTTAACAACTGGCATATCGCTACCTGTTGGGTTTCCGTTGTCAATCACAACACGGTCTGCTGGCTCACCGATTTCAACTCCAGCACCGTCTTCTGTTGGAACAAGAGACTTTGCTTCCTCATCGGAATATCCCATAGACTCTTCCTCTTCTTCGGGCATAGCCATGCTTTCCATTTCTTCGTTCATTTCTTCCTTACGCAAAGTGTTTACCTCTGCCATAAGTGCGTCTAGTTCTGCCAATGCTTTTTCCATTTTGCTCATTGTTTCACTTCCTTTTTCTTGTTTTAATATGTCAAACTTCGCTTCGGGGTTAATTCCTTTTTCGCATATAGTTACTTCGTGTAATTCTAGTTTACTAATCTCGTTATATTCACCTAATTCGGGATGAGATTTTTTCACCTTCTGTAACGCTTGTCCTCCTATGCTAAACGACCTTAACGACCCTTTGCGAATACCTCTATTTATTTCTTTTGCTTTTTCAATATCATCACGGAGTTTAATTACAACAAAGAAGCCCACATCGTCTACTTCTGTTTTCCATATCCTCCCCGTTTTATCTCTGTATGATTTTACTACTTCTCCAACTTGAACATTTGAGTGATTTGTCATTACATTTCTAAATCTATCTTTCTCCATAAATTTTTGAACTGCTTCGTTAAGTGCTTTTAGTGTAATCAAATCGTTTTGTTTGTCTACGATTTCAATACTCGCATATCCTCCAATCATTAGTTCATCGCTTTTCAGGATTTGAAATTCATCATTTCTCTCAGCCTTTAGCATAAGCGTCATGGCTTTCATCCTCCTCGTTCAACAATCTACTATTTAAGTTACACGGTTATTTTGGTATTTCGGCATTTGCATATTTATCTTCTCTTATATTCCATAAACCCTCATCCCCTTCTATTTTGGCAGGTTTTTGCTTATATCCAGTCCATGCTAACCACATTTTCTTATCTTTAACGGGAAGGTATCTAACATGAAACTTAGTTTGGAATTTATTTCCTTCTAAGAAATATTCATGATAGCCATTTCTTTGAATACCTAATTCCACTTCTCCCGAATCAATGACCTTATCTCTTTGTATAGTATCTGCAACTCTCGCTGGAAACTTACCTGCTTTTCCAAACAAATCAAAAATATCTACACTATCTTCAATATCAATAAACCAATTGATTTTTTCATCGCCTAAAGACATAACAACATTCAAGTTACCATCTTCACGGTCATAAATCTTAAAGTTGCCTTTTCTATATTCTTCGGGAGTTTTGTATTGTTTTAGAATTTCACCATTCAATTCATCTTCATCTTCCGAAAGAATTTTTGTTGGGTCGGCTTGGAATTTTTTATTTACAAATTGAATCCCATCATCTTTTCTAACTTTAAGCCACTTTACAAGTTCTTTTTTATCCGAGCCAACAGTATCTTCGTATAAAGAAGGAATTTGTTTCTTTAAGAATTCATCAATGTCTGCTAAATCTTTTTCACCATTTTCTTTAAGGAATTGGAATATAGCATTAAACATCTCACTATTTTTAGTTTTCATGATTTCAACTGCCGCCTCTTTCCAAACATTCAAATCAGCAATTGCATTTTTAGACATTAGATTATTTTGTTCAAAGCCATAGATAGTAAAACCATCTAATTCACCTTTCATAATAATGGTGGCCTCTCCGTGAATATGGTCAGTAATTCTAATTCCTTTTTCAAGTGCTTCTACATTATAGTTAAGCGACTTCTTTGTATCTTGAGCCAACATTTCCAAAGTAACAATCTTATCGGGATATTCTACTTCGGGAACTTCAATGACCTTTGCTGAATAAACAGTAAATCTATCCTCACTAGGTTTTACTTCATCTACCTTAACTCTTACAATGTCACCTACATCAACTTCAATTGAAGTATTGAGTGCCTTACCCACATCTAAGTATAGGATTCCATCAATTTCTTTAGTGAACTTATTTTCCTCATTTACTGGCCCTGCCCCTAGACTATAAGAGAATAAATTGGATTTTGTTTCCTTTTTATCAAGGACAATCAAATCTAGGTCTACAAACTTCTTCCACTTAATCCACTTTGGATTTTTCTTTGTGCCGATATAATAAGTAGAGGTTGCATCTTTAATGACAACTCCTTCTGCCGTAGGCATTTCCATAATCTCTTTAGCATACTCTTCAATATCTTTTAAGTTGTCAGCCATTCTAGTATCTTTCTTAGATGGGAAAGCCAAAGCATCAGTAGAGTCACCCGAATAATTATTGAACAAAATAGTAATTCTCTTTTCTAGTTCTTCATCTGCTAGATTCTGTTCTTCGTGTCTTAGAATATCAAATACTGAACATCTTAGTTTAGCATCGGGATATTTATTTTTGAAAACATGAGCAATAGTATCTGCTCTATGTAGGGCTTCATCTCCATCAAATAAAATAAGTTCAGCATCAAGAATACAATCTCCGAACTTCTTTGCACGAAGTTCTTTCACAATATCTTCACACTTATCAGTAATATCTTTTTCATTGTAAGAAAAGACTTTGATGTTATTATCAATCTTATGGAGTTGAACTCTCATACCATCGTATTTTTCTTGAACGACCCAATTACCACTAAAGCCTTTAAGTTCATTAATATCATCAATATCAAAAATGCGATACATTGGTTTATTTGGAATTATAAAATCACTTTCTGATTTTTCAGCCTTTTCAATATCTTTTAATGCTGAATAATCTTCTTTATCATATCTTGAGAAATAAAGAAGTTCCAACATATCTAAAGCCTGTTTAACTTCTTTTTCTACTTTCTTTGAATCTTTACCGTCACCATAATGCTCAATGATGTAAAGAGCAATATCTTCTTCCTGCAAATCAAGCCCTTGTAGTCCATCAGTTAAAGTGTCTTCTCCCATATCTTTTATCGCCCATACTTCTTTAGGCAAAGATTTAGAATCACTTCTCAAAGCATAGTGAACGAATTTAATCATGCTTTCGGGATTTCCTAAGAGTTCTTCTAATACATTTTCTTTAAATCTTCTAGCAAATGGGTCATCTACTAATTCCGAAGCATATCTTAGTTGCTTTATTCCTTGATATACTCTTCTAGCAGTTTGGCTTTGAGGATTATTTACTTCCTTATCCTCTAAGTCTTTTTCTTCAACGAAGTTTTTCATTTCTTTTCCAGCAGAATCATATTCATTATATGATTCTTCTATTAACTTAACTGCGCTTCTCCAGCGATTACCATATTCTTTTGGGTCTTCATTAGCAGAAAGATAGGCGACTCTAACCTTTTCAAATAGGCGAAGAATTTCAACCGAAGGTTGCTTATCTTTCTCAATGCTAGAGAGTTTCATGGAAATCACGAATTGTCTGTAACTTCTCCAGCCAATCCGTAGCCTTCATCTTTAGCAGTTTGATTTTGAATTTTTTCTGCTCGTAGATTCTTTGGCTTTGTGATTTTCACTTCTTGGCTATCATCTTCAACAGGAAGTCTTTCATGAATAGATTCCTCTTGTAGCATTTCTTTTGCTAGGCGAGCCTTTTCAATGGCTAGACTAATCATTCTTTCTTCTTTAGTTACTCTTTCAGGCATTTTACTCATACTCCTTAATCATCTTATGAATATCACTCCAATCCATTTTAGAAATATCTCCGCTAATGGTAGAAGAACCACCAATAGTTCTATTCATGCTTGGAGTTGGACTTTGGGTAACGACTAAGCCAGCCTTCATCAAAAGACTATCTTTAGCGTAAATTGTTTTTTCTAGACTCTCAACCTTATCAGCCAATGCCTTAACGATGGCTAACAGGTCTTCATTAATTGAATTATCTTCACTCATTTACTTCATCCTCCATTCTCTTAGGATAGACCATATCATAGAGTTGCCTAAACAACAATTCATACTCCTTACGAAGTTTGGTAGCGGTGGCTACAATATCAATATTCCGTTCATCCATTGATTTCATCTTCTTGTTGAGTTTCTTATCGGCTTTAACTAAATTTAGTTCGCTCATAATTTCAATAAGTTCTCCGAGTTTTGTAAAATCTTGACCGAAAAATTCAGTCGGTTCGGCTGATTGAAGTGTTTTCTTAAGTCGCTTTCTTTGTTTATCATCAAGAGAAGATAAAATATCAGCATCAGTCTCAACAATTTCTTCTTTTAGAACTTTCATCCAATCCATGTTTATTTCACTCCTTATATTTTTTAAATCCAATCTTTTTTGTTTCTGTTATCAACTGAGTTAATGTTTCTATTTCTTCATTGAGGTCTTTTGTTTTGCTATTTATTTCTCTAAAAATTCTATCTCTATTAACTAAGGAATCATTTATTTCCTCATCTATATCTTCTATGATTTCATTAATATCTGTTTTTGCTTCTTCGGATTCGCTATCTTCTGTTATTTCTTCTAAGAAATCCGAAACCTCTTCATATTCTTTTTCCAATTTAGAAAGTAATTTTATAATATCTTCAATGTGATTTCCAGATTCAATGTAGGCATCCTTTGCTTCTTTAACTTGTTTTATAAATTTATTCTTATCTATTTCTTCATCCTCTTTGGATTCAATAAATAATTCTCCTTTATTAGCATTAATTGAATCAACTAGATTTGCTATTCGTATGATTTCTTCTGCATTATCTACTAAAAAATCAATTTGTTCTTTGACTCTCTCAATGCGATTAAACTCCATCTTTTTACTTTCTTTAATATCTTTAAATTTTTGATTGATTTCATCTGTGTAATCTTGTAATTGTTCATCCACTAAATCATTCATAAATTTCCTATGTAAAATATCTAAATGCATATAATTAAAATTATACTCATCCAAAAAAAGTTGTAATTCATCAATTGATGACTCACTATCTCCCTTTTCTTTTAAAGCATTTTCTGTTGAACTAATTTGTTCTTTAGTAATTTTTATTTTGTCTAACAAATTTTCTTTCTCTTTTTTATTTTTTTGATTAATTTCATCTATTTGTTTTCTAAACTCTGCTAATTTTTTTTCTAATTGTTGGTCTTTGAGACTATATTCATTTGGTTTTCTATTTCCAACTGTTGATTCACTCCACTCTTGAAATACTTTTTTTGCATTCTGTATTTTATCTTCAATAGTTTTCAATTCTTTATTTCTTTCTTTCATAAAGGAATCATATTTATTTTTAGTTTCTACTAGCATTTTTTTGTAATTTTCAAGTCTTTTTTCTAATTCATTCTTTTCTGTGGAATTAAAAGGTGTATCTTTATTTTCTTTTGCTTCAATGCGAGATTTAATCTGTGGTATTACTATTTCTTTATATTGTTCAATAACTTCTTCTTTAATTCCTTCAGGTAGAGAATCCATGTATTCTGTTATTTTAACTGAATCCGTTTCTTTTGCTAACTCCATCTCTTTATTTCTATGTTCTCTTTGGAGTTTACGAGTTAGTTCTCCCTTTAATCTGCCTTCTTCCAATGCTTTTTTATTGGCTTCGTCTAAATCTTCTAGAATTTTATTTCTATTATCTATGTCTATTTTATGTTTTTTCATAATAGTAATTATTCCAGTTATTTCTTCTTTAGGAGTTAAATCAGTATTCAAATAATAAATAATATCTTTAATAGCAGAACCCTTTAATCTCTTATCTTTTGCCGTGAGATATTTTTTATTATACATTTTTTCATAGGCCAAAGATACTGCTTTAAATCCATTAATATTTGAATATTTTTTAAGGGCAAAATTTTGTGCTTTTTCACAAATCATAGACAATTCTTCTTCTAATTCTTTTGCCTTATCTATATCCTCTTGAGTATATTTATCTTCTTCAATTGGCGATTCATATTCAGCCATCTTAATGTAGTTTAAAATACCAGATGAAAAGTAATTAGCGATTTTCTCATTCGCTCTCATTGTCATACAACTGTTAAGGAAATTTAAAAACTCAACAAATAAATAAGAATTTGTAATAAATGGAAATAAACTTTTAGAAGATGGCGTAGTTGAATAAATTTTATAGTCAGTTCCTTTTTTTCTTTTAACACCTAGACTATCATTTAATTCATCTATTTGCTTATTGAATTTTCTAGCATTATCTATTTGTTTTTTATCTTCGTTAGAAAGAGTATATTGTTTTAGACCCTCAAGTTTTAATTCATTAGATGCAAAGTTATCTTTCAAATTGGGGTCTGTTTGTGCTTCGTAAGCATATAATTCATCAAAACTGCTAAAGGTTTTATCTCCTTTTGCTTTAAGCACATTTGAAGAATTCATTTACTTCACCTCAATATGGAATGTTTTCTTTATTGCCTCTTCGGTGTTTGGGAAGTAAAATTACATCGGGCGAATCTGCCGAACTTAGTTTTGCTTTGTGTGAAGTATCAGCAGGAATTCCCATAGAAAAATCTCTAGTTGGTTTTACCACTCTATCTTCATTCGCATGTTTTGCACGAAGTTGTGCTAACTCTTTCTTTAGTCTAATTTCTTTTTGTCGTGTATCTTCTGTCATCATCCAACTCTCCTTTCGCTTCTTGAATCTACATTTTGGTTTCCTGCTTCTTTGGGTAAACCAGTTAATCTCTTATCTGGGCCTACGCTCATTCTCCTTTTATTCCTTGTGGCTGGCGGGTTCTCTTGTGGCTTTGATTGTTGTTCTCCGCCTTGTGCAAAATTCCTTTGCATTTCATCTAAATCCCTTTGGTCTAAATTAGAGCCAGCAAGAGGGTCAAGTTCTGCATTGTTTCCTTCTTCACCCATTGGAGGCTTCTCTTCTTTTGGTTCGGGCTTACTATAAGTAAAGTTACCATCTTCATCCATTTCAATTTCAAAACCAAGATTCTTAATTGATGCGGCAATATTAACTTCAATTTCACGCTTACGAAGTATGGCAATTTCATCTTCTTCTTCGCTTGGTGGGAGTTTCAAATTCCAATCAGTAATTCCAAATTGCCTAATGAGGAACGGGAAAACATAATTGTTGTAAACAGTTTGTGCTTTTTGAACGGCTCTATTGGTTACTAGGATTTGCATACCTTCATTATTCAATCCACCGCTTGTAGTATTATCAGCCATAAACACTTTACTTACTCCATAGAATGCTGAAATTCTATCTCGCAAATCATCCTTTACAGAAACATAATCCATTTCTTTGAGGCTATCCATGAACTTAATCCATTCAACCGCACCCTTTCCATTCTCGGCTTCAATTCCCATAACAGGAATAAAATGAGGGTCGGCTTCCATCTTTTCTTTTGTTGCTCTCCAAAAGTTCCTCATTGAGTCCATGTTTCTAGTTTGGACTGCGAGTAGTCCTCTCGGCATTCTACTCTTTGTGTAAGATGAATTGACATAGTTCTCCATAGCAATAAGAGTCATGACAAGATTATAGAGAGTTAGAATTGGAGAAAGACCGTAAAGACGACTAGGATTATATTTACTAAAATGAAGAACTTCTCCTTCTAAGAAATATTGGTCTTGGCCACCAACACGATTTACATAATGAATAGGGAAAAGATTTCCATTACAAATCTCACAAACTTCATGGGGTTCAGTAGAAATAAATTGACGGTGATTCACACAAGTAAATCCCTTTGTTCCACGAATGCCTTCATCATCACAATAAATCATCATAGTAACGGGGTCGCCTCTAAACACTTCTTTGATTCGGTGCATTCTAATTTGACCATTGCCATCAATAAAATATTCTTTGACGAGAACAATGTATGCATCATCCATGATGTTTAAATCATCTTCAAGTTCTTGTAGCACATCAATAAACAATTGTTCGGCTTTATTCACATAGCCATCCATAAACTTCTCAGCGTATTCTAATTGCTTTGGGTCGGGCTTATCTAATTGAGTTGATTCACAACGGGCGCATTCTTGAACAGGCCGTTGATGTTCTTTCCCGCAGTCTCTACAACGGGCTTCGTATGCCTTTTCCCAAAGATAGCCTCTACGAAATACTTCCTGCTTAAGTTGAGTAATACAAGTTCTTACAATAACTGATTGCTGAACAATTGAATAAATAATTGGCGCAGTCATTATGTTATT